ATGGATTTAACAGATGATCAAAAAGAGTATATAAAAAACAATGTGAATAAAGTCACAAATTTAAATGAACTCACCCAAAAATGTTTTAGGGATGATGATTTAGATGGCCGCACGAAAGAGGGTCGGGCTGTTCGAAAATACTTAATAGAGAATAATATTGATTATAAAACAACCCGCCGCAAACCACAGGACAAAATCGAACTAAACGATTCTCAAAAAGAGTTCATTATCCAGCAAGCTCAGGAAGGGATGTCGTCGTTGGAGATTGCCAAGCTTATATTTCCAGAAAAGAGAGTAAAGCCACTAAGCAATGAGCAGAGAACGGTTCTCGCACACATCAACGAGATCAATCCCGATTTCGTACCGTCACAAGACTCCGCTGCCGTAAATGACTACGTTCCGCCCAAAAGCCCAAGTCGTGTGGTAAAGAAAATCAATGATGCTACAGGATTAGAGTTAGATGATCGCAAACTAAACAGGCAAAAGCAAATCTGTGTAGATAAGCTCCAAATCAATCTATCCAATAGTAGATTTTTGAAAATCATCAATAATTATCTTAATAAGCCAGACAGAGAGTTATTCGAACAGGAATTCATCCGTTTGAGTTGGGACAAGCCTGATTTAACCGCAGACGAACTCAACCTATACCTTAACGTCTGCAAAGAGGTTATTAATTTGGAGGTTGTGTCTGCTCACCTAAACAAACTCAACGATATGTTTGACGTTGCTGATGATCAAACCGAAATGACCGTGCGTCTCGCGGAGATCATCAAAGCTAAATCGCAAGAATATCATCAATGTGAAACCCGTATTGAGAACTTAACGAAGAAGTTACAAGGTGACCGTGCTGAACGCATGAAGAAGTCTCAGAAGAACAATGCGTCATTTTTATCCATCGTTCAGATGTTTCAAGAAGAGGAAGAGCGAAAGAATATGGTTCGCATGGCAGAAATGCAAAAAAAGTTAATTAAGGAAGAGGCTGAGCGGATGGAGGGTATGGCAGAGTGGAAAGCGCGAATCTTAGGTATTAGTCAGGACGATGCAATTTGAATGTAAAGAGTGTGGTCAGACGTTCGATACGCAACGTGGTCTACATATGCACATTAAGAAGCACGATATGCTTCTTGGTGACTACTATGTCAAACACTATCCACGTTTCGACAGGCTGACTGAAAAACCTATCGAATTCAAAAACGCCAAGCAGTACTTCTCTACAGATTTCAACACAACCAATAACATGAACCTTTGGTTTGAGAAAGCGCCCAAAGATGAGGTAAAAAAATATATTTTGGAGAAGTTCAAAAAAAGAATAGAAGACAAGAACCTCAAACAAGCTCCATCGAGCCTATATCTGAAGACGGGCGATTGGCCTACGTTGGACATCATAAAAAAGCTGTTCGGCGGTTACAACGCATTCTGTGAGCAAATAGGGGTGAGTCCTGCGTATGGAAAGAATGTATGTAAAGAGTTTTTTGAAAATTATAGCAGTGAAGAGGTTTGGATCGACACAAGAGAGAATAAGCCTCTAAACTTTAAAAATTCTTATGTTTTTAAACTAGACTTCGGTGATTACACTCTACCCCCGAAAAACTACACCCATACTCATGCAGAAAGAAAGTCGTTCCAAGATTTTGCTGCCACTGTAACAAATGGTTATGCTAGGTTTGTTAGAGAGATAGAAAGATGCCAAAGTTTGGGGTGTTTCTTATTTATCGTTGTTGAGGCTGATTATAATCAAATTTATAAAACAAATAGTGCTGCTTACAAAAAATTCAATATGGGATTTGTGTTTAGCAGAATGAGGTCTATCGAGGCGCAATTTAGTGACTGTTGTCAATTTGTGTTTAGTGGGTCTAGAGAAGGCAGTGAGGAGTTAATACCCAAGATCCTCTGCTGTGGTAAGAAGCTGTGGAATGTTGACTTACAATATTTTTGGGAAAAGGAATTAGAAAAAAATGGCTTGGATAGAAGGCAATCAAGACCTGTACAAGAAGTTCAAAGAAGTAAACGAAGAGATACTTTCCAAAAAAGGATACATCGAAGAAGGAGAGGCTAAGCTTCTACTTTATAAGTTCTTAAGAGATAATCCATCTTTTGCTTGTGAGTTGTTCACTGGTGTGAAATTATTTCCGTTTCAACACATGGCTGTAAAGTCTATGATGGAGACGGATTACTTTTTGGGCATATGGAGTCGTGGTATGAGTAAATCCTTCTCTACTGCTGTATTTGCTATTCTAGACGCTATCATGAATCAAGGCGTACAGATAGGAATCATATCTAAATCATTTCGTCAGTCCAAGATGATCTTTAAAAAGATTGAGGATATTGCTAGAAGTCCGAAGGCTGAGTTTTTATCTCAATGTATAACTAGGACATCAAAAATGAATGATGAATGGGTTATGGAGATAGGCTCTAGTAGCATCAGAGCTTTGCCTCTAGGCGATGGCGAAAAGCTCCGAGGTTTCCGCTTCCAGCGTATGATTATTGACGAACTACTCCTCATGCCTGAGAAGATCTTCAATGAGGTTATCATGCCATTCCTTTCTGTTGTTGAGAACCCTACTGAACGTCAAGAGATTTATGATCTAGAAACCCAGATGATCGCGGAGGGTGAAATGACCGAAGAGGAAAGAAAACGGTGGCCAAATAACAAAATTATTGGTTTATCCTCTGCATCGTATAAGTTTGAATATTTGTTTAAGCTTTATCAGCAATATGAATCTCTAATCATCAATGAGAATAAACAAGATGGCGCTCATAGGGTAATTATGCATTTTAGTTATGATTGCGCCCCTGCACAGCTGTATGATCAAAATTTGATTAATCAATCCAAATCGACAATGAGTCAGTCTCAGTTCGACCGAGAATTTGGCGCTGTATTCACAGATGATAGTTCTGGATATTTCAAAGTCAGTAAAATGGCTTCATGCACTCTTCCTGATGGTGAAGGGCAGTGTGTCGAGGTCATTGGCGATCCTGCCTCTAAATACATCCTCGCATTTGACCCTTCTTGGTCCGAGAGTGAAAGCTCAGACGATTTCGCCATACTTTTGATAAAGATCCACCCAGAGACGAGAAAAGGTGTCGTAGTGCATAGCTACGCCGTTTCTGGCTCAAACCTACAGACTCACATTAGATACATGGCTTATCTGCTGACTAACTTCAATATTGAAATGGTGGTAGGCGATTATAATGGAGGTGTTCAATTTTTGAGTGCGTGTAAGGAAAGTGGTATATTTAAAAAATTAAATTTAAAAATAGATACTGTAGAAGCTGATTTAGATAACCCTAAAGATTATGCCAAAGGTATTAGGAAGCTTAAGAGTCAAATAGATAAATCATCAAGAAAATTTGTGTTTTTAAGAAAGCCTAGCTCTACATGGATTCGTTTCGCTAACGAAAGTTTACAATCAGCATTCGATCATAAAAGATTATACTTTGCTGGGTCTGCTATGGATGACAACTACAATATGCAGAGAAAAGCTAATATCCCCATTGAAAATTTGAAGTTCTTGAGAAATCAAGATGCTGAAGAAAAAAACAAAGGAGCTAAGATGATTGACTTTGTTGAGCATCAAAGAGATATGATGGATCTTATAAAAGTACAGTGTGCTTTAGTTCAAGTCACTACTTCACCACAAGGAACACAAAGTTTTGATCTACCTCCTAACCTCCGCAAGCAGAGAGGTGCTGACAAAGCACGAAAAGACTCTTACTCGGCTTTAGTTCTAGGTAACTGGGGTATGAATGTATATTTCGACATGTTAGATGATCAAGGCTCTGATATTACAGAAACATTCACTCCAATGTTTATTTCTTAACTTTTGAAAGTTAGAAAGTTACTTTTTGTGTAATACAATATTGTAATGGCTAGGAAGTATACGAAAAAATCAGACTATTGGAAAAAGTTCAATAAAAACAATAACTTGGAAGATTTAGCTATGAGCCAAGCTTATGAAGAATCATACACCCCAGAATTGTTGGGTGAATCATTTTATACATCAGACGCTTCTTATAAGGGTGTGTCTGTAGCACGCACAAACACTAAGGCATCTAGTAAGTCTACACGAATCAATCGTGCAGCGGTAAGGAATACTATCGACAGATTTTCCAGCATCCGTAAGGGTATGCTACCTTATCAGTATGCCGCTGATGGTGTAAACGTTCGTGAAGGTATCGAGTTGTGTCAAAAGGCTTATGCTAACGTTGCTGTGTTCAGGAACGCTGTAGACGTTATGTCTGAGTTCGCAAACACTGAGATTTACTTAGAGGGGGGAACAAAGAAGAGTCGTGAGTTCTTTCATCAGTTCTTTAAGCGTATTAACCTCCAAAACCTAAAAGACCAATACTTTCGCGAGTATTATCGTAGTGGTAATATTTTTGTCTATAGATTTGATGGAGAATTCAATGCGGAGGATTATGCTCGACTTATGAATCAAGTTGGAGCTATCAACCCTTCAGCCAATAAGATTCCAGTCAAGTATGTACTACTAAACCCTTTCGATATTGTATCTAAGAGGGCTGCTACATTTAATGTTGGGGCATATGAAAAAGTTTTATCTGAGTATGAGCTTTCCCGTTTGCAGAACCCATCTACAGAGGAAGATCAGTTGATTTATGATTCTCTCGATCCTGAGATGAAGAAGCTGGTCAAAGATGGATCATACTACACAGATGGAATCAAAATTGAATTAGACCCCAAACGTCTTAGCTTCTCCTTCTATAAGAAACAAGATTATGAGCCATTTGCAATACCATTTGGATACCCAGTATTAGAAGATATCAATGCTAAGCTTGAGCTTAAAAAAATGGATCAAGCAATTACCCGAACTGTTGAGAATGTTATTCTTCTTGTCACTATGGGTGCTGAGCCTGAGAAAGGTGGAATTAACGCCAATAACATTAATGCAATGCAGCAACTTTTCAAGAATGAAAGCGTTGGTCGGGTTCTAATATCAGATTATACAACCAAAGCTGATTTTATTATTCCAGATCTGAATAAAGTTCTTGGACCCGCAAAATATCAAATTCTTAATGATGATATCAAACAAGGGTTACAGAACATTGTTGTTGGAGATGAAAAATATAATTCAACACAAGTTAAAGCCCAAATATTTATTGATCGCCTTAAAGAAGCTAGAAACTGTTTCTTAAATGATTTCTTACAAAGGGAGATTAAGCGGATTGCTAATAGCCTTGGATTTAAATCTTATCCAACCGCAACGATGAAGGATATCGACATGCGCGATGAGACACAGCTTATGCGTGTTTCAACCCGCCTTATGGAGCTTGGTATTCTTACCCCGCAACAAGGCATGGAAATGTTCCATAATGGCAAGTTCCCAAATGCGGAGGATATCGCACCAGCGCAAACCACCTTTATTGAACAAAGGAAAGAGGGCTTTTACAATCCCATCGTTGGCGGTGTCCCGATGATTGAAGATGAAACCTCCGAGAAGACTCAAACTCCTGAAGCTGCTGGTAGACCGCATGGCACTACTACAGTAGATGAGCCAAAGCTCTCTAACGCAGAATACTCTAGAACAAACATTCAATCCACTATTTACGCCGTAGAAGCTTTTAATTCTATAGCTAGAGAAAGGGCTGAAGAGAAGTTTGACGGTGAGTTGAATGAACAACAAGAAGAGATGGTCGCCAAGCTTTGTGAGTCGGTTATTTGCGCTTCTGAGCGTGAACAGTGGAATCAGACCCTTGAAGCTTGTATTGATAATTTCGAACTTATCGAAGAATTAAATGTAATGAATGAGGTTTTAAGTGTAGCTAATAAGCATAACTTGGAAATTTACCCATCAGCAATTTTATATCACAGTCATGAAAATTAATCCAGAAGACATTGAAGTACCCCTTGAGAAAACTGTTAGTTTTAATAATGGGGAAGCAGAAGTATCCATCGCTAGAAAATATAGTGGATCAGAAGCGGCTTTGTACAAATCGTACATGAGCGTATGCGCTATGGATGATAAAATGCTCACAGATACCACTGAAATGGGACAGAAAGAAACTCACAGCGCTTGCGCCGTTATGTATAGTAAAATGCGAGCTATGATGATGGATGATAGCAAAGGAGAACTTACTGACAAACAAAAGGAGCTTCCACCCGCTTTGCAAAAAGTCATCCTCGATAAGATGAAGAAGGATGGAAAGATTAGCAAGGAAGACTCTGAAGCTGCTGAAAAGAAACTTTTATCAAAAGATGATGAAAAGGAGCCTGATCCAAAAGGTGAAAAACTGGAGGTTAAGGAGAAAAAGTAAAATGCCTTATAAGTATACAACTACTTTTGAATCTGAAATTTTTGCTCATCAAGTGGATGATGAGTTTGTATCTAAGGCTTCGCTAAATGAATTAGCTTCTCTAGTCCCTAAAAACATTGACTTTGAGAAGAATGTAGACCTACTAGGTGTATCATTTAACGCTGCTGTTGTTAATGTGTTTAATAGGAACGGCGATGGTATTGATACCGCTACCGCTATAAAGTATAACGATCAGTTTATACATAAGCCCACTAATATAGAGCATAATAAAGATAAGATTGTGGGGCATATTGTTACTGCTGGTTTCAGTGACTACGGCTCTAATAAAATTTTATCTAATCAAGAATTAGAAAATAAGAAAGATCCGTTTAATATAGCATTGGGTGCTGTTGTCTATAGATCCGCAAACAAACAGTTTGCTCAACTTCTAGAAAAATCAACTGACCCTGAAGACGAATCTTATTATAAAAAAATATCTGCAAGTTGGGAGGTCGGTTTCTCCAATTATGTTTTAGCTGTAGGAAGCAATAAGCTTAACGAGGCTGAAATAGTATCAGACCCTCGTAAGATAAAAGAAATGAATGGTTTCTTAAAAGCTTATGGCGGTTCTGGTAAAACTGATAAAGGCGAACCTATCTATAGATTGATTACTGGAAAGATATATCCGTTGGGTATAGGTTTCACTTCTAATCCAGCCGCAGATGTAAAAGGTATCTACAAAGATCAAGAAGATGGTGATCGAGATAAATTTTCACAAAAAGATAAAAAAATTGTAACAAAAGAAAATAACATAGCTATGGAAAACATTGTTAACGAACTAAAGGATCTTCTTATCGAGAAAAAAATCGGTGAGGAGACTGTAGCTTCCATGACTCAGACTTTTTCAGAGGCGATTCGTGAAAAGAACGAAGAGTTTTTGAAGGAAGCAGAGGCTCTTAAGAGCGAAAAGGAAGCCGTCAAAAAGGAATACGAAGATCTTAAAGCTTCTGTTTCTGAGCTTGAAACCAAGCTTACCGAAGCAAATGATCGGATTAACGTTTTTGAAAATGAGAAAAAGGCTGAAGAAGCTGTTGCTCGTTTCAATGTGCGTATGGACGAACTTGATTCCAAGTTCGAACTGTCCGACGAAGATCGTCAGTTCCTTGCTGAAGAAGTGAAGTCTCTTGAGGAGGCTGAAGAAGCGTTTGCTTCTTACTCTGATAAGCTTGAAGTGCTTTGGAAGCATAAGAGCAAAGCTAATAAAGAAGCTTTCGAGGCTGAAATTCAGGCTCGCATTGATGAGGAAGTTGCTAAGCGTGTTGCTAATGCTTCGGAAGAAGTTGATGTTGAGCAAGCTCTCGACAACGCGCAACAAGTTGACGCTGACATTTCAAACAATAACGAGGCTCTCGCTTCTAAAGAAGAGAATCTTGTTGACAAATTTAAAAAAGCGTTCTCTCGCGAGAACATCGAAATTTCTTAACTTAAACTAAAAATAATATTATGGGACTAAAAATTCTTCCATTTAGACAATATGACGAACATGATGTCGTCAATCTCTTTCGAGCATCCGATGGGATGGTACTCGATAGCACCACCGATGCTGGTTCTGGCGATGCTGGAACTTTTGTTAAGGTGAAGGCTGGAAACTTCAATGCTGACCCTGTTTCTTACGGAACTGACGCTTACCTTGGTAAGACTGATTACCCTTTTGTTGGGCGTAATCAGTATCCTAAAGTTAATTTGGAGCTTGAGCCAGCTGGAGCAGGGGATATCCCTCTTGGTATCACTCTTTTGCAAACCGCAAAAAATGATGAAAACGGAGAGAAGCTTCTCTATAACCCTCAGAAAGCTACTGAACTTCAGGCCGCTCTCCCCGGAGAAGCTGTTCCTGTTGCTACTAAAGGTATCTTCACTGTCGCTACCGCCGCTTTCCAAGGCGCTCTTGGTGGCGATCTTGTTATCGGAAATGGACTTAAAGCTTCTACTGCTGGAACCGTCACTGGTTGCAGTCTTTTTGATAGCGGATGTTTCGCACAGATTATCGGAACAGGAAGTCGTGCTACTCAAAACGGTGTTACTGATCAGTTCGATGGTGAGTATCTTGTCTTCAAATTCAACTAATATAGAAAGAATCAGATAAATGAAAATCACTTTAAAAAGAACTCCAGAACAAATCGAGTTGGTTAAAGCTATGGCTTCTCGTAACCGCACTGTCGCTTACGAAGCTCAAGTAGCTCTTGCTGAGTTTATTGGACCTGTGCTTGCAGAGGTCATCAATCAAGCTCCTACGCTTTCTAACCTTTTCACCACGCTTCAGTTTAACGCTGATGACAATCCTTCGATCCCTCTTGATCTCTATCATGATGTCAATGACGAAGATTACATCAAGGTTTACAGTCAGGCTCACGCTGGTGGCCTTCCTACCAATCAGGTGCTTCCTACCGCATCTGAGATGAAAATCGCTACCTACGGTCTTGATACTGCTGTTAGCTTTGATCGTCGTTATGCCGCTAAGTCTCGCATGGATGTTGTCTCTAAGACCTTCACCCGTGCTGCTCAGGAAATCCTTGCTAAGCAGGAGACTACCTCCGCTAGCTTGATCATGGGATCTCTCGCTGAAGCTTCTACCAACAGCGTTGACCACGTTTTTGAAAACGGTCATGGCGGCTTGAACTTCGTCCTTGACGATATTAACAAGCTTATGACTAAAGCTAAGCGTATTCAGTCTTCTTTCCTTGGTGGATCACCTGCTGGTGGAACCGCTAAAGGAATTACTGACCTTATCGTTTCTCCAGAAGTTGTTGAAAAGCTTCGTGCTATGGCTTACAATCCAATCAATACTGCCGCTGCTCCTGTTGGATCAGCTGTTAAAACCAGTATTGCTGCTCCTGATGAGCTTCGCATGAGCGTTTATAACAGCGCTGGCCTTCCTGAGTTCTACGGCATTTCCATCATGGAAATCCTTGAGCTTGGAGCTGGTAAGAGGTTCACTAACGTGTTCGATGCCGCTCAGACATCTGGCGCTTCTACTGGAGCTGCGTTGTTCACTACTAACGACGATATCGTTGTTGGTATCGACCGCTCCCGTGAGTCCCTTATTCGCGCTGTTGCTGTTGATGAAGATTCTGGTGGTGAGTTTAACCTCATCGCTGATGATCAATACAGCATTCGCCAACAGAAGATCGGATACTTCGGATCGCTTGAAGAGGGCCGCATGGTTCTTGACAATCGCGCTCTTGTCGGATGTATCGTTTCTGCTTAATAGCAAATTCTACATTAAGAGTCGCTCCTTCGGGGGCGGCTCTTTTTTTTTGTTTATTTTTTAATATATCGTGTATAATAGTATATGGACAATTTTGAAAACGTGTCGTATGGTAACGGCCAAAACAATTATTTTGGCGCAGAAACTTCAGCTGAGCTTAAGAAGAAGCTCGCTTCTTATGGTAAATCAGAACTCAGAGGGTTAGCGTCTAAAGTAGGCTTGAATCCTAATTATGATAAATCTATTTTGCGTGATATGATCCTTAAAGAGTTTCAAAGCTATAAAGCTAAAAACTCTCCTATCCCAGCCCCAAAGCCTATGTTTGCTGAAGCTTCTGAGGATATTCAAGACATGATTAAGTCCGTGGGTAAAGTGAATGCTGACGAACAAGCTAAGAAAAAATGGACCAGTAAAAAGAAATGGTCTAAAAAGAAGAACTCAAGTAAAAAAGATTCTGAATAGTGTAATATAAAGTATGAGCGTAATTGGTAATTTGGCGACTGAAATTTTTTCAGATGAATTTGATAGTGATACTGGTGTCGTAGCATCAGGATCTATTGAGGCTTGGTTAGAGAATAACTTGGGACAATTAAATAATTTAATTTATCAGGATTTTAGTGGAGCTGATGCCTCTCTCGATACTGAAGCTCAATCTATTCATAAGGAGCTTTATTTATATAATTATTATACAAAACAATCGCGAAATGCTTTGCGAGGCATAACTGCTGCTACAAGCGATAATAAAATATTGTCTTTAAAGGACGGAGAATCCACTGTGACGTTCGTTAATCGTAATGAGGTGTCTAAGGTCTATAGAGGGCTTGCGAGCGATTCTAAGGCCAAGGTGGACGATTTAGTGGCTAGATATAATATCTATCAGGCGACCCCACAGCAAGTTGGTGGAATTGATGGCGAGCTTTTTACAGGACAAGTTAGCTAATACACATAAAGTATACATAAAAAAAGGGCGGTGTTTCCACCGCCCTTTTTGTTTTAAGGTTTTATTAAGCGTCCGTGAAGACTGCTGTAGTGTCAATTCCACTAGCAAAGACTCCATTAGTAACATCGTCTGGACCTCCCACGGAAGTAGAAAAGGTTAAATCAACACTCTTGTTCGCTCCAATTGACGAAGAGAACGACTCGCTTACAATCTGAGCGCCTTTCATGGTGTATAGCATTGCGGTAGCTCCAGCCTCGTTTTTAAGAGTCAGAGTTACGGTTTTAGTAGACTCGTCGTTAATAACGTCAGCAAGGTTTCTTGCAGTGACTTCATTAACAATAGCATTAACAGAAAGTGTAGCTTGAACTGGGAAATCTACAGCACGGGCATATGCAAACTTAGTTCCAAGTCTTTCAAGAGGCGTACGAGAAAGTGGGATAGAAAGTGATGCAGACTGAATGTGAGCGCCGTCAGTATCCGCAGGGTCAATATCAACGATGGTTTGACCATCAAAGGATGTAATATCAACTGTGACATCTCCCGGGCGAAGAGCGATTTCTCCAGCAGCGTTTCCACTTGTAGCGGTTGGTAACACTACGGTAGCGAGACCTTCATGTAGTTTGGTTCCGCTGGCTTGGTCAACTGCGGGAGTTTCAAGAAAGTTTCCAGCTGAAGAGTTGATGTTTGCAGCTTCAAAAGAAACAGAGACTGTTGGCAGAGATCCTACAGAAAGATCTAGTGAGTAATCACTTAAGTAAGCATTACCAATGCCAATGACATCATTAGCAGCTCCAGAAACAGCTACTCCATTAGCATCTTTCCCCTCTGGGACAGTGCTTACAAAAAAGTTTTTTCCATCTCCATCAGCTAAGAAACCTGAGATAAATGATTTTTCATTTGCATCTCCACCTGCTGTTTGAACGTAAAAACCTAAAGCTCTTTCGTTAAATCCATCAGTCAAAAGATACGAAGTATCCATAGAAACTGTGGGGGCTTCAAGAACCATTGATCCAACTTTAGCAAGTTGTCCAAATTGATTAACATCCTGACGAGAAATGTTAAAACTATAGTTTGCAGACTGAACACGATTAAGTTGTTCGTGGTGAAATACACCTGTCGAGCTAGCGTCTTTACTAACGTAAAGAGCTTCTGATTGATAAATTACTCTATTTTTGGCCATAATAAGTTATTTTTTAATGTTTACAATATTTTTGAGGTTTTATGAAATTAAGAAAATCTAAATCGGTGAACTTTTATGTCAAAATCAATAAATCCGACATAAAGATCATTAGCTAAAGACTTCCTTGCTTTGTCTGTTAGTTTTGAAGTAGTTACAGTGTCTACTAGAAAAGGTTTGTTGCTGTCGTAGGTGTTAGATAGCGTGGTGTAGGAATATGTACCGTCTTTTAGGTCTCCATATTCGTTGACGGGATGCCCACTCATGGGTATTGGACGGAATATCTCATTGTGAGAATCCCCAAAAATTGATAACACTCCATCCAATTTGTATGGATCATCTGAGAGAACTACGGCATTTACACGAACTTTGGTGCATTCTTCCCCTCCAAATGCTAAAGGTTCGTTCTCCATTGTTGCTGTAGAAAGAAAAACCGCTGGTACAACTTGATCATACGGAGCTATTCCAGATTCATTGTATGTTGGGATTCTAGAATTAACTTCATATTTGTTTTCTACAACTAGATCTTCTTCTGTTTCGTTTGTGAAGTAGATATTAAAGTCTTTAACTGCGAAAGTCCCTGTGATTGTAGAGCTTGATGTATAGTTAGACCCTGTTTCTACAATTCGACCATTGTCGTAGTCAATATAGTGAGAGTCTCCTGCAATTGCTGTAGGTAAAACTGCTCCAGCAATTGATGAATCAGTGACGAATTGCTTATAAGGGCTAGAAAACGGGACATAAGAATCATCCAAGAAATCATCTGGGGTGTGATGAAAAGCTCCTGTTTGATTTGAAAACGCCTCGCCTTTTTTCAACAAAAAATTATCAAACCAAAGCATAAATGAATTGGTAAGCGTATGTACAAATTGCTCTTTCATTTGATGTTGTTAAATTGTTTTTTATATTTATTAATCAAAGCGGAAATGTATTGGGTGTTTTGGAATCTTCCAGATCTCACTATAGTTTTTGATTGTACAGCTCCGCCTGAGCGACCCTTATCTTTTCTGAGTAAGTAGCCAAGGCCAGATATGCCCGTCTCTATTCCCTGCGCCCAACTCCTTCCTGAAGCCCACGGCAATGGGGTTACTTTGAAAATGTCTGAGGCTTCAGGGATATTAACATTATATATTACCCCAATTTTAGCTTCTCCTGAATAATTATAATTCATGTTTTCTAAGATTTGCAGTATAGGTTCTACTGGGCTATCAGAAGAATCAAATCCTATAAAAGCGAAAAGATTAGAGATGCCGCCTAAAGTCCCACTAATATTACTACTACTTGGCCCAGCTATTAGTTCAATGGTTACTGGATGACTAAGGAATTCTTTAATCATCTCAGACTTAATTCTAAGAAACTTTTTCTTAAACTCTTTTTCAAATGGTTTTCTTAAAGCTTTTGGAGCTTGTCTTTGTATGGCCATTTGGACATCTTTAGGTAAGCGAGCCATTATTCGTCAGTTGGGGTAAGTAAAAAAGTATAAAATTTATTTGTGGTTAGTCCTCGGGGAGAGCCGTCACTTTTTATTGCGAACCTAATCCCATCTAGCTCAACCCTTCTAGCTTCTTGCAAAAACTCATAAGCATCAATTTTTACCACGATTTTTACAGAACCATTTGGTAATATAATTTTATTTTGAGTGCCTCGTTGATTTTCATTATTGGATAAATACTCTTCATCCATATTTACATAATAAACTCTAGCCTCAAAAGTCTGAGATTCTGTGTCGTATTGTATGTTAGATCTAGAGCCTGTATCACTTCTACCATAGATATTGTTATATCTGGTATTTGTAGAAATTACGGTCCTTTTAGAGTTCTTGAAAACTGTGATAGTTCGCGCAAAAGTCTCATGCAATGTGTTATACATTGTATTGATTGCAGACTCCATATTAGAAGATAAAAAACCAGCCATGTAGATAATTACACATTTTTTCTTATAATAACTAGGATAAAGGATGAATGCCAAAAAAAATTTAAACAAAAGGTCTGGAGACGAAGTGTCTTCACTGTTTAAAATGATGTTAATTATGGTGGAAGACATGAAGAAAGATCATGATTTTCACTATCAGAAGTTGTACGAAGGTGTCCCAGAAAAGTATCACCCAGTAATTAAAGCGGCTGATCATTTTACCCCAGATAAAGTTTTATGGATTAGAAAGAGGATTTTGGACTTTGGCAACGAAAGTTTGCGTAATGTACAAAATGAAATAGAAAATTACAAAGTTGAATTTATATTTAAATAGGAACATGGAATTAAAATTACTATATCAGTTCACCGTCGATGAAGTTAAAGAGGTAGAAAAAGAATCCTCAAGAAAAAACCGAAAGACTGGCGAAGTTACGATTACTAAGAAAAAGGTAAAGGAAAAAGTACCTCTTGAGGTGAAAATCAAGAAACCTTCTCGTCGCGAGTTGGAAGATGCTGAGCTTCAATACACCATCGAAATGAGTAAGTGTATTAAGCAGGGTATCCTCACAAAAGCAATGCTTGCAAAAAAATATAGCGATACTGGAGGAGCTTTTACTGAAGAGGGGGAAAAAGAGTATGGCAAGCTATACAAGCAGATTTTAGAGTTTCAGAATGAATATATCAAACTTGACTCAGCCACCAAACTTGACGCAAAGCAGAAAAAAAGGCTTGAATTCCTAAAGGAAGAGATCGCCAAAGTCAAAAGAGAGTTGGTTGAAGTAGAAACAAATCTACAAGGTTTATTTGAACACACTGCTGATGTTAAAGCTCAAAACAAACTCTTACTGTGGTATGGTCTTCATTTAACTTACATACAAGGAGAGGAAGATGAAGAGCCTATCCAGTATTTCAAAGGTTCTGATTATGACGAAAAACTTGAGGATTATTATGAAAAGGAGGAAGAAAACTCCGATGTTTATCAACAGGTTATTAAACAGGTTTCTACCACACTAGCTTTTTGGTTTTACAACCAAGCTTCTACACAAAAGGAGTTTGAGGAAATCATGGACAAAGTAGATAAGGGTGAGTTATAGTGACGAATTTTATACCTCCCTTATAGGGGAGATATTTGACGGATACAGCGTCTCGGCCTTTGAAGGTCGGGACGTATTCGTTAAACACATAAATATAAGAGACCAGAAGTATATACATTCTTATTACGAAAAGTATAAGAATATTGCTTTATCTAAAGGTATCGACTCTCAAGAGGAAAGGGAGGCTTACATCAAGCAAGAGGACTTGTGGGAGGAGTCCGATGACAGAAAAATCATCTCCCTCATTGAAGAAATAAAAAATCTTAAAAAAACCAAAGAGTCTGTATTCTTACCTTCTCAACAGAAGTCTTTTCAAAAGACTATCGAAGAAAAGTCTGTTGAGCTATACAATTTAAACAAAAATAAAGCTGAGATAGTTGGTTTGACCGCAGAAGGTTATGGCTCCAAAAGGTCTAATGACGAAATGCTTAGATTTTGTATTTTCAAAGATCCTGATTTTATTGAAAACTTACACACTGAAGATGAGTTTGCAGAACTTGAACCTCGGGAAGTAATGTTATTAAATGCTATCATGACAGACACTTCTAATAAAATATCTGAGGATAATATTAAGCATGCTGTTTTAAGGCCGTTTTTTAGCATGTATATTTCAAGCTGTGAGAATCCTAGCGATTTTTATGGAAAACCTATAGTCGATCTCTCTGCTTATCAAATGAAGGTAGCTATGTATAGTAGAGTATTTCATAGTATTTTCCAATACACCGAAGATATCCCAGATAACATCAGGCAAGATCCAGATAAATTATTAGCTTACTCTGAAAGCCAAAGAAATAAAGACTCTAACAAAGGAGGAATAAGAGACGATGCGGATGCTTCAGCTGTGTTTGGGGCCACTAAAGAAGATATGAAGGAGGTAGCTAAGGATAGCGATTCGGTATCTCTTTCTGATGCTATGAAAGAATCTGGTGGTAAGCTAGAC